ACACCGAATTCATGTGCCGAGTTGTCCAGGATCAGGTAGTCGCCCTCGACGCGTCGTTCCTGGTAATAGGTCAGGTACCGCTCGTCTTCGAGGAGGTGAGACAACAGCAGGTGGATTCCGGTAGAGGGGTAGGCGCGCAGTTCTGGTACTGGCGGAATGAGAGCGATCTTCACCCACGCCTCCCTGACGGCCAGTAACGCTTCTTGGCAGGGTCGTACTTCCAGTCGCCCTTGAAGAAGTAGAAGACGGTCAAGACGAGTGACTTGATTGCTTCCCACGCTGCGTGCCGCGCTTTCACTCCCCGATCTCCTTTACGACCTGCCGCATGATCTCGGCATACCCCTCGATGTCCGTAAGGTTGTCGTCCAGGTGCCCCTGGGACTCACGAACGAGTTTGAACCACACCATCATCAGCGGCACGTGCTGAGGCCTGATGTCTGCTTCGCAGAGGATCGACCACCCGCGAGCGACACGCTCCATGTTCGGGACAGGAGGCCCATGCTGGTCCATCCGCTCGCCGTCAACGAGCACCTTGCCGCGTGTCGCCCCGACCCACTCGTGCACTTCGTCCTGGCGACTCTCTACGATTGTCTTTCCGGCAGTTGTCTTGAGGTCAGGTCCAGTGATTGGGCCGGGTACAGAAAAAGACGTGGTGGCATCTTGCATCAGTTCCTGGATACGCCCGCCACCGATCGAGTCGTCCTGCTCGGGCGTCGGGTTAGGAGCAGGCTTCCCCCACCTGATTGGATCTTCCGAATGAGGCGTATGGCCTGCGTGTAGACCTCCATGGCCTGCTGACAGTTCACAGGCAAGGTCAGGCGCAGGTCCTGGGATCCCACATGCCGGCGCGTCTTTGACGACGTGTTCCTCCATGACCGACTTGTCTATCTCTGCGACTGGTAGTGGTTGTGGGTCGTCATCGGTGACCTCGGAGGACACCGCTTCAGCGTGCGCCGCTCTGCCGATGCGGCAGTGCTTGCAGACGCTCCACCACTCACCGACAGGCTCGAACGCGTGGTCAGTGATCTGAGCAGACGCATGAGTGTCAGGAGCGTCCTGAGCATCATCACTCATCCGGGTCACTTACCTTGATGGAGAACTCGCCGCCAGAGAACCCGTCCATGCCTGCCTGGTCGAGTGCCTGAATGACCGCGTCACGTACGTTGCCGGCGTCTACTTCCTTGCGTGCGATCTGGCGCATCTTGTCGCGGGGCGATCCGTCGTCCTCGACCTTGCCTGAGATGGTGACTCGCTTGATCATGCCCTCACTCCTGTGAACTCGAGGTATCCCTTTCGGCGTTCGTCGCAGGCAGGGCACTCACCGCACCCGTACCCCCAGGCGTGCTTCGTGGACCTGTCACCGTGGTAGCAGGTATGGGTGTGATCGATGATCACGTCCAGGATTCCGAGGTCGTCGGCAAGCTGCCAGGTCTGTGCCTTCGACCGCTTGAGGAGGGGAGCGTGGATTGTTACGTGCTCATCGAGAGCGAGTGAGAGCGCGTCCTGTGCCGCCGCTACGAACTCAGCGCGACAGTCGGGGTACCCCGCCCGGTCCTGCTGGCAGACGCCCGTGACTAGGTCATAGCAGCCGAACCGCGCTCCGAACGCTGCTGCGATCGTCAGGAAAAGCATGTTCCTACCAGGGACGAATGTAGAAGGGAGGTTGTGCTGGTACGCGTGCTGATTGAGACTGCGCGGGTCTGCCATTGCCTCAACCTCGACACGGTCATCAGTCAGCGCCGCACCTCCGAGGTCGTGCAGGACGTGGGCGTTCAGGACTGAGAACGACACGACGCCGATCCGGTCTGCGATCTCGGCAGCCTGCTTCAGTTCGACGCGATGCTTCTGTCCGTAGTCGAACGCGACTGCACGTACACCAGCGCCGAGTTCCTGCTTCGCCCAGGCAAGGCAGGTCGTTGAGTCCTGACCTCCGGACAGTAGGACGATTGACTCCATCTTTACTCCTTCCCGATGAGACGGAGGAATTCCTCCTTCTCGTTTTCTTTGTTGTCCTCGAACATCCCGGTCACGGCAGACGTGATCGTCCTGGTTCCTGGCGCCTGTACACCGCGGATCGTCATGCACAGATGCTCTGCTTCGACCACGACCATGACGCCGCGTGGCTCGAGGTTGTCGTGCATCGCGTCACAGATCTGCTTCGTAAGTCGCTCCTGGATCTGCAGACGTCGAGAGTACGCCTGGACGACCCGCGCAACTTTCGACAGGCCCACGACTTTTCCGTTCGGGAAGTACCCGACGTGGGCGTACCCGTTGAAGGGGACGAGGTGGTGCTCGCAGAGTGAGGTGAGCGGGATGCCTGTGACTAGCACCATTCCGTCGTAACCCTCGTTCTCGAACGTGCGGAACAGCGATGGCACGTTCACTTCGTATCCGGAGCAGAGTTCTTCGACGTACATCCGAGCGACGCGGTCAGGTGTGTCGTCTGTCCCCTCACGTGGTGACGTAGGATCGAGGTGGACGAGTACCCGCTTCATTTCCTCACGAACACGGTTGACCCGGTGCACCGGATTCGCGCGCTGGTACTCAAGAGGTTCTGTTGACATCAGTGGCCTATCTCATTTCCCCACATCAAGACGTGGTACTGGGCTTGGACCTGGACATCCATCATCGCTGAGTCGACCATGACTCGATTCGTCAGCCACCTGGCGCGCTCGAGGAGGTCATTGACGACCTCACGTGTCCCCCGGTTGTCAACCCGGTCAGGGCGACCGACTGTCTTGCCGGCATCGTTGCCGGCGGACAAGTACATCGGAGCGAAGAAGTACCCCTTGTGGATTTTCTTCGCCCATTCGTAGTCAGCGTGATCGAACACGACGATCTTAAGGAAGTAGTTTGTACCCTGTGCCTCCTTGATGAAGTCGGACAGCGACTGCTCCGTCTTGTTCGTGCTCATGCCAGACGACGGAGGCTTTGGCGAGACGCAGATCGAGTCGCAGTCGCGCAGCCATTCCTTCCACTGTGACCCTTGGGTCTCGACTGAGACCTTGTAGTTGTGCTCTTGCAGGGCGTTGACCAGCGCGCCGAGTTCGTGTAACGCTGGATTGCCTCCAGTAATCACGACCCATCCTGGTCCTGGAGGAAGTGAACGGAGACGCTCAACGATCTCGAACGCGTCGAGGCGCTCAGCGGCGCGCACTGCCTGAGGGAGGACTGCGTGCGGCGTGTCACACCACTCACACCTGTAGTCGCAGCCTCCGAAGCGAATGAAGTACGCAGGCTTGCCCTGGTGCTCGCCCTCACCCTGTACCGTGGGACCGAAGATTTCTGTGACGGGGTACTTCTTCATTTAGAAGGCGCGCCCGTGCAGGCGAGGACGGGACTTGTTTTTCTCCATCTTCGCGCTGACTGCACGTGACATCGAGAACCCGCGGGCGTGTGCGTAGTCGAGAAGACGGATGACCACGTCAGCGAGTTCCTCTTCCTCCTGGTCGCGGTCGTTATCTCGCAGCGCCTCGAGCGCTTCAGAGAGTTCGGAGTGCATGAGGGCGATCTTCTCGGGGTAGATGGACGGGTTGGCCCCCTTGGACTTCCGATCCCCTAGAGGGTGGTACTGAAGAAGATCAACTTCTTCGTGATCCCAGAATCCGTGGTCCCGTGAGGTGTCATGGCAGACCTGAGCCATGTGGTCGAGGACGAGCGTGTTATCGATCACGAAATAATTCTCCTTGTTTCGGCGTACATGGTTGGCGTTTCCCAGAGGCGCAGACGGATGGCAGTGACGTTCGGCGCAGGTTCTCTGATGTGCGCGTCTACCAGATCAGTCAACCACAGGAGGACGTTTTCCATTGTGGGGTTGTAGGGGCAGGTGTCATTGAGGTTTCGGTGGTCAAGGAATGGTTCTATCTCGCGGTAGACGTCTTTGAGGACGTTCCCGTGGACGAGCATCCGCTCGTTGAAGTCACCAGTCACTTCGATCTCGAGGTGGTAGGTGTGACCGTGGACCTGGCCGCACTGATCAGTTGCTTCCTCGTCGTGGTGAGCGGCGTGGAAGGTGAACTTCTTACATACGGCCAGGACCTGGGTCATCAGAGAACGGGTCCCTTCTGGAGCAGTGACGTTGCTAGGATCGACACGCCGCCTCGAGGCTTCTGCTTCACCTGAACGGAGATTGACTGGGCACCAGTTGCTTCCATCACGTCAGCAGCAATCGTCGCAGCGAACTCCTCGCAGAACTGACCCTCCTCACGGTAGGACTGCAGGTACAACTTGAGCGACTTCGACTCGAGTCCTTTATCAGATCCCTTCAGTGAAATCGACACCATGTACCAGTCAGGCTGACCCGTGATCGGACACAAACTCGAGACCTCGTCTGTGTCGTACTGGACCTCCGCGTTAGACGGTGGGAGTATGAACGTGTCGAGTTGACGGCGGGGGCCCTGGATCTTTTCACCCAGGACCCCACCGCCGCTGATCTCAGGCGTCATCGCAGCGCGCGACGCCTCGAACCCGAACCGCTCTTCTTGGCGGCGGACGACGAGGACTTCTTGTCGCTGCCGTTGCTCGAGCGAGACGAGGACTTCTTCTCCGTGCCGGACCCCTCGGGGAGGACTTCGTCTACACGGTTGCGCTCCTTGCCCTCGTACAACTCATTGTGGACGCGGACGCTGCACGCCATCCCGATCACGTCGGGCTCGAGAAGCTGCGGGCCGGCGCCGGGAGTGACCTCCACGTCGTCGTCCCAGTCCAGATCCATCTCGTCTTCGAGCACGTCGAGTGCCTCGAACACGTCCTTCAGACGGAACAGCGCCCGAGGGGACAGCGACGTGATCATCCAGAGGTGCTGTCCCTCGTACTCGTCGTCCGGCCCAGTGATCTTGAACTCCCAGTTCAAGTAGTCGTGCTCGGACGACTTCGAGTCGCGGACCTCGACCGTCTCGATCGTCACGTCATAGACGCCTTCCGGGACGGCCTCAAACCCGCCCTCGACCTCAGCGAAATTGATTGTGGTTCTACCCACAGGTTACTCCTTCGTTAGTTGGACTGTGCTGCTTCAATCTGCTCGCGCGCCTGTGCGCGAGTGCGGACACCTTCAAGTGCGATGTCCTGCTCCTTGGCGTACGCGCGCATCTCTCGCAAGGACGCGGAGTCCAGGTCGATGTCTGCGCTGCCATTGCTCGACGCCTGAGTGTCCTCGTCGTCTGTGCTCTCTTCCTCTTTGCCGGGTAGACGATCCGGCGCGTCCTCAGGCACGTCGTCCTCGATCTGCTTGCCGGCAGAGGACCCACGCTTCTTCAGCGCGTCTACTGCCCCGTCTTCGCCGTACCCGATCGCGTCGAGGACGTCCGTGACAGTCGGGTCCACGATCTCCTCGGGTGCAGTCGTGCCCCAGCGTGTGCGGGCCTTCGTCCTGAACTTCCTGTCACCGTGGAGGAGGAGCGTCCGGCGTAGGTCTCCTTCCTCGTCTGTGAACTGAGCGAGGTACCCGGCGACTGACACCAGGCCGGCGACTTCCTCCGCCATCTGTCCTGCGAGGTCCGGCACGCGGACGCGCCCCTCCCGCGGGATTTCTGTCTCCTTGGCGTGTGCAACAAAGAACACGTGCATCGGGAGGTCCCTGAACTCACGCAGGAGGCGCCGCATCTGAGTAGTCGCGGTGCCGTAATCGCCTTGTTCGATCAGGTCAGGGTTCCGCCGTGACGGACCTTCCTTACGGAGGATCTCGAGCAGGGCGAACTTATGTGTCTCTGAGATCGAGTCGATCCCGAGCGAGTTGTACTGCGAGAAGTCATACTCCTGACCCTCGAACTCGATCACGTCACCGTTCGCGAGAGCCTCGTAGGCCTCGTTGTAGTCGTCCCATGAACGGATCGGGATCGTGTCGATGTCCAGGCCAGCAAGCGACTCCGTGCCGCCTTCGAAGTCGAGCAGGAGCATCGGGTGTGTTCGCTCGTCTGCTTGTGCAGTGCCGAGCAGTACCGTCTTGCCTGCTCCTGCCGGCGCGAAGACGAGGACCTTGGCGAAGCGCCGTTCTGATGGTTTGCGGATTTCCACTACGCGACCTCCTTGTACACGCTGACCCGTGTAGCGATTGACTTGATCTCACCGCTCATGACTTCGTCATCACACATCAGGCGTGCAACGAGAAGAAGGATGGCGATGACTGTCTTTTCCCGAAAGGTCACTTCGCCTCGATCGTCACGGTCAGGTTTTCCTGCTTCGAGAGGTCCGACCGCTTCTTCACGTAGAGGGTTCCGACTGTGTGCTTATCGTCATCACCGTCTTCCTTGAACCGGACGGTGCCAGACGTCTCCTTCTCCTTGGTGAACTTCAGCGTTGTCTTAGGCATACTGGTAAGTCCTCATTCCGTTGTCCCTGAGGATGTCAGGGAGGTTTTCCACTGCCTCAATTGCTTGGGGCAGCACTGTCTTGACCTCGAAGTACTCAGCCCAGGCGAGGTACCGCTTCAGCGTGTTCGCACGTGACTGGCACTGCTCGAGAGCGTTCTCTGGGATCGCTTGGATGCGATCTGCGACAGGGTGAAAAACACACTGCGGTTTGTCCTTCCACGCCCACCCACGGCCAAACGGCCTCGAGGTAATCATGGAGACATCAGGCCCGCGCGATGTCATCAGGACCTGAGGCGCCGCTTCGCATTCGAGCGGTTGCCCAGGCCCCTTTCCCCAGAACCCGCAGCCAAGCGCTGACCCGTTACGGTTCTTCGTGAGGAAGGGGCACGCGTCGTCTTTGTACTGATCGTAAGTCTGGATGGGAAACGTCTTGCCGTTGACTTCTATCCCGCGGGTGTAGAAGTGGTTGAGGGTGTTCTTGCGGGCGACGAGTTCTGGTACCTCGTTGAACTCGTCGTTCGTGAAGTCGAGCGTGAACGGCAGACAGCAGGCAGTGCACCCTTTCTTGCACTCGAAGTAGCGCAGGAGTGCGGGTGACACGTAGAACTCGGACGGGACAGCGCGGACGTCCTTGCCGGCGTAGCGGAGACGGTACGGTGAGACGAGTTGCAGACGCTCGAGCAACTTGCCAACCGAATCGACGTGTCCTGGGACCGTGCGGGTCATGGGCGTGCCTCGATCGCGAACTGCCATGGCGTGTAGGCGACGAGGGGCCACCCCTTCTCCGTGATCAACTGCAGCGGTGTCTCTGTCACGGAGAAGAACCCTGCGTTCTCCATCAGGGCAAGTGTGTTCGCTGCTGTCGGTACCCAACGGTGGTGGATGCCAGGAGGCCCATCGTTGTCCACGCGCATCGCTTCGTCTAGCCATGCTTCGTGGTCGATTGCCTCGATGCGGTCCATGTCCGGGCCTACGACCATGAGTGTTCCGTCAGGCGCCAGGACACGCATGAGTTCGAGCAACGTGTCCGGGACCTCCTCGAGAGGGATGTGCTCGAGGACATGCCCGGCGTAAATCTTATCCACCGTGTCGTCCTTGAACGGGAGGTCCTGAATCAGCGTGTAGATGTCCGCGTCAATGTCCTCAGCAAACTCGCTCGCTGGATGGTCGATGTTGAGCCACCCTCTAGGGGCGCGGAACGGTCCGCATCCGAGGTTGAGATTTAGCGTCATCGATCGATCACACTGATGAGGTCTGCGAGGCAGCAAAAGAAGATGATGCTGAGAGCGAACACGTCCACTTTGCTCACCGCTCTGCCTTTCTGTCCGGGGCGAGCATGAACCGATTCTCGATGATGCCCTCAACATCGCTACCATCCTCCATCGCCTGGCAGATCGGGCCGACTGAACAGGACGGGCACCACCACGTCGAGGGGTTCGGGTACGCCGCCCCTGCGTTCCTGTAGCCGTAGACGTGGCGCATGTCTTTGTATTCCTCGAAGAGGCGCTCTTCGAACGATAGGACCTCGTGCTCGTTCCTTTGTGGCTCGAACCGCTTAAAGTACGGGTCCCATCCTGTAGCGAGCAGCGCGTTGTAGCACTCGGCGTGCTTCTCTGAATCGACGCGCCCTTTCCTGAGGATGCCGCGACTGATCATCGCCTCACGGTAGTCCCGTGCGAGGCACAGTTGATCCTTCGCAGTGGACAACTGCCCGTCAGGGTTCTTCGCCGTCACAGAGACGATGCGTGGAGGCTTGGGTACCTGCTTCACCAGGTAGTTGAAGATCGTCCCACGTGGAATGACGCCAGTGAGACGCCACAGGAGGTAGGAGTATCCTGTCACCTGGTCATCGAAGTCGAGGCCGCGATCGTTCGGTGAGGTCGCTGTCGTCTTGTGATCGACAACCCAAAGAGTGTTGTTCCGCTTTTTGCGACGGACAATCAGGTCGAGACGTCCTGACAGGAACGGACGTCCTGGCAGACAGCGGCCTGTACGCGGGTTGACGATTGGACACAGGATCCTACCCTCGCGGATGAATGGATGCGCGTTGGCACCGTACGGAGGATCTCCGAACTCACCGAATGTCTCCGGACGGATTGTCTTGCCATCAGCATCCTTGCCCTCCACCGCGATGATCTCCCACGGGTCTGACAGGTGCTTGTCGGCAGCGAAGTCGACGTAGTTGATCAACATCTGTTTGCCGAGATTGAGAAGTTCGTAGAGGTCCTGCTTCGCTACCTCGTTGAATAGCGGACCTAGTTCTTTGGCCTGGTGTGCTTCGACTTCGCGGTGCCACCCCTCGAGTTCAGCGATCGCATCAACGAGAGGGTCCTCACCCCAGTCGAACTTGACGCCCTGCTTATAAAGCGAGACGCAGTTGTAAAGTCCTTCGAGTGCAGCGTGTACGCCCGTACCGAACTCAAGAGCCCACTGTGGTGACTTCGGAGTGAGATTTTCGATCACCTCGAGATTCCAGCGACGCCTGCACGTTCTGAAGGCGCCGCGTTCCGTGACTGACACGTCACGCGCTGACTGCGTGAGTTCGAGCGGTGACTCCTTCGGACGTGCGCTCACTCCTCCGTCTCCTGGGCTGCGACCGAAGTTGGGTCTGGGTTATGGGCGGCCTCCGGCCGCTCGGGGGACTGCGTCCTAGGCTCATTCGCCTCGTCGTCCTCATTGAAGCCGTGCACCTCCACGTCACCGAACGCCTGCCGCAACTCCGCCAGGTCGGCGCTCAACGTCAGGCCCGACCGATCGGGGTGCTGTGCGTGGATGCGCCCGCAAATCCGGGCCACGGTGCGCTGCATACCCGGCTCCTTGTCGGCGTGTTGCCCCGCCCACCGCTCAGCCCAGATACCGAGGATGCGCAACTCGTGCCAGTTCGCCTCGATCTGCACGTCGTCCATCACGCGCAGCGAGTCCTTCGCGGGTGCCCCGCACTCCGGGCACGGATGCTCGCGGTGGCCGATCCGCACGGTGAAGGCGTAACCGCAAACACCGCAACGCATGTCCATCGGGTCGCCGTCCTTCACGACCCGCCTCCCACGTCCGAACCCTTACGCGCAGCGCCAGAGGGCGAAGCCCCATAATCCTCGTCCTGTCCTCCTACATCCCCGTCAGGGGCGGGAGCGAGAGCGTTGAGGGCGTGATCGGCTAAGGCGATCCAGAACGGGTCCGGGTCGAGGTCACGGTGGCTCTCGGGCGTCCATCCGCCGCCGAAAGTCTGCGGCCAGTAGGTGCTGGCACAGTCCTTCAGAGCCTCAGCTATCCGGTCCCGTTCCCCCCGCCGGTCAACACCCTTAGAGAGGATAGCGGACGCCTCTTCTGGCGACGAACCTGATTTTCGTGCCCGCGCGTAGGCCAGTATCGGCTCCGCGATGGCGCCGTGGTCAGACATCACCGCCTCAGCGACAAGCAGCCAGTTACGGCGGTTCTTCGGATGCCGCTCAGACCACGGCTTGTCGCTCGACCAGTTAGCCATCGCACGAGCGATTGCCTCAAGCCGCTCCCATTCGCTGAGGTCAATCGGGTCTACGGTGCGCTCGACCTTCGCGGGAACACCCTTAGAGAGAACCTCCACGACTTCGACCAAACGCCATGCCTCCTTGTCCTCCTGACAATCGATGCCTCCGCAACGCTCGGCGTGGCCGTGCTGGCACACACGGATCGTCCATCTCCTCGGGTCTACGGTGCGCTCCGCACCCTTAGAGAGAAGGCCAATCACTTCGCAGCCTTCTTCGTTCTCACGGGCATCGAAGTCCTCCTCGTACTCGTCCGTGTCGAGACAGATGGTCAGCGCCTTACGCACAACCTCGACCTGAACGGGGTTCAATTCGACGGTGATGGTGCGCTCCCCGCTCTCAGACATCGAGCCGGTGTCCCGTCTGGTGAAGATGCTCGCGCCCCATCCGCGCAGCATCCTTCACGTGTTGCGACTTGACCTTCCGTGGTAGAGGTAGGTGGGATCGTGGAGTGTTCTTCCACTCGCTCGGCCTGACCCAGGTTGCTTCTGGGAATGCTTCTCTCAGGTGTGCGTCGAGGTCATCGAGGTAAGCGTTGTCACGCGTCGGCAGCCCTTCCTCGACCACAACATCCTCGTGCTGGATTTCCTTCAGGGTGGCGACGATCAGATGCGGGTCGCCACGCATCTCGGTACCGAGGATCACTTCACCGATGTAGTTGAGGACTGCCACCCCGGTCGTCATGCCGGGATCGATTGCGAGCAACAACCTACTACTCCTTGTTGGGATTTGATACCCCGCTAGGTGATCGACGTTTCCCAGCGGGGGTGGGTGGATCGAAGGCACGACCTACAGTCGATCGCCTGCGACGGGCGAGGATAGCGACCCGCGTCGTTACTTGTCAAGCGCGGTACATAGCTCGCCGCTTAGCCTTCTTCTTAAGCGGTTGACGCGGCGGGTACTGTTCCCGTTCTTCGGGCGTCATATTGCGGATGATCAGCGACCCGTCCTTGACCTGCTGCTCGATCTTCATAAGCCGTTCCTGCTTGGCTCGCTCGGCGCGTTCCTTGACCGTCTCACGGACGCGCTTGCCCTGCCCTGCTCGTGACTTCTGTTCCGGCATGCAGCAGAGTGTAGTTACTCTGATTCGAGTCCTGCGCTAGTGATGTAGTACGCGGTCCCGGACAGGCCATCAGGACGCGGCGCCATGGCGACGAGGCCACGTGTTCGTAGCGACGAGAGTGGCGCGATGATGTACTGCGCTGGGTTTTGGGTTCCTGACCAAGGACCGCGAACTCGCTTAGGACCTTGGTGGAGTCCCATCAGGCTTGCGATATGTGCCGGCGGGAGTGCTGTTGTGTACGACGTGGCACCCGCTTCTTCGAGTGCATCGAGCAGACGTGCCTGTAGATCCGTAAACGGGCTGTCCTTCACCACGACCTCCCGAGCGAGCGTAGCAGTTCGACCAGGTCAGCCTGAGACACCTCTGCGATCGAGCGCAACTTGCCTTCGAGTACCTGCTCAATCACGTCGTCAATCGTGCCAGTCGCTCTCGGGACGATCAAGACTGGGCTATGGGTTAGCCCGATTCGACGGACGCGCCGGAGAGACTGAATTATGCTGTCGCTGTTCCACGAACGGTCGCCGTAGTACACGGTCCTGGTCTGCGTGAACGTGTGGCCGAACTTGCCGACCTCGTACTGGAGAATTAGGACATCGAGCGTTCCGTCTTTGAAGGACTGCAGCGTCTTGTCCCGCTCGTCTTTCTTCTTCTGCGTTGTGGCGTCGCCATGCACGAACGCTACTTCCAGGTCCTTGAACTCCTTCTTGATCCGCGCCTCGTAGGACTGTCCTGTCGGCACGTAGTTGACCCAGACGAGCAGCGGCGTCTCGATCTCGTCGTTCCGGATCAGGTCCATGAGGAGGTCTTCCTTCGCGGACGAGTTCGGGTACTCCTTCCCGTCTTCCTTCGTGAGGTTGCAGAGGTTCGAGGTGATCTGCTGTAAGCGCGTCATCTGCGCCAGGCGGTTCGGCGCCTCGATCTCGTCACCCTCAAGTTCGTCCTCGATCGCAGCGACCCACTCGTCCGTCATCTTGTCGTGAGCCTTCTTCTGATCCTGGTTGAGAGCGATCTCGATCGGGCGATGGATGTACTCAGGTAGGTCCGGCAGGACGTCCTTCTGGTCACGCACGAACAGGAAGTCCTTGAGGAGGTCGTGGATGTCGATGCCGGGGCGGTCGCCTTCGATCGTCCACCCCCACCCACTCTTGTCCACGATGGTGAAGAACTCGGCGAAGCGCCAGTACGAGCGAAAGGCTCGCGGCATAATTGTCTGCACCTGCGGGAACAGGTCGTCCCTGTACTTCGCAGTCGGCGATCCAGACAGGAGCCAGACGTTGTGCGAGTACTTGGCGAGCGACTGGACGACATCGACCTTGACCGCTTTGCGGTTCTTGAAGAGGATGCTCTCGTCCACGACGATCAGG